TTGGATCAGAATAGCGAAGAGTATCGAAAGGCGCAACAAGAACTAGAACGCTATACAAAGGGGCTAAATGATGTCGAGCAAAAACAAAACAGTGCTGCTGATAGTCTGCTGAATTTTGCAAAAGGATTTATAGCACTAGAAGCCGGCATTGAGATCATGCAGCAAATTGCTGAGGCAACTATACAGATGTTCAACAACATTGCTGATGCTTCGTTCAAGGTGCAGAACCTCAGCAAATGTTTTAGATACGTCTGCTGAATCAGTTGACCGTGTGCGGATATTGTTTGAACGATATGGTGGCAGAGCCTACGTGACTATGGTGATTTCACTGCTGAGTTAACTGAGAAATTATCCGACCTATCATCTGAGCTGCGAGCAGGCGGGCAGTTGAGCGAACAGACTAATAAATTTCAGCAGGTGCTAAAAAACCTAGGAGTCAATGCTTTAGATGCTGCTGGCAATGTTAGAAATATTCAGGATGTAGCCATTGAATTTGCTCGTGGTATATCCAGTCTTAAGCGGTTCAGAACGTGTGAATTATATATCAGCGGTAATGGGTTCACCTGCTGAGTCGGCGCGGTTGCTAACAGTTCTTGAGCGAGTTGGTGAAGAGTTTGATAATCAAAATGCTGTTATTAATGACGATTTTGTACAACGTGTACGAGAGTTTCGCATACAACAGGAGAAATTAAACGAGGCGTTTCAACGACTGATTGTAGACAACAGTGATGCCATTATACGATTTCTACAATTGATGTTACAGATAATGGAACGATTGGTTCCAGTAATTGACACAGTAATAAAAACAATTTCATTAATACCAACTGAGGCGTTTGAGCTAGGGGCTATTGCTGCATTTGCTCCATCATTGCTACCTAATTATATTGCAAGAAAGGGATTCGCAAAACTGACGCAGAAACCAGCCACCATTTATCAGGACGACCTACGATTTACGCCACCAAATGTAACACGACCACCCGCTCCACAATTACAACAACAGGAGAAAGAAGCGAACGATAGGGCTGAAAAACAAGAACAAAAATTATTTGACCTTCGTAAAAATCATGCTGAAAAACTATTTGAATTAGAATCAAATTTACGGCAAAGGATACAGGATCAGACAAAAAACTATTTGGAGTGGGAGAAAAACTATATTACTAAATTCCAAGAATCGACTCAAGCAACGCAGGCAAAGTCAAGAGGAACGCGCACGCCGTGCCCTTCGTGAACGGTATGATGCTGAGGTAGAACAACAACGACTACTGGAGGATGTACAGAGAACATGCAATTGCACGTGGAGAGTTAGTAACACCACAGGCGCAGATTGATTTTCAACGTGACCTACAAGACCTTGAATTACAAAGAAAACGAGAATGTAGAGGACATAAATCTTAAAGCAACTTGAGGATGAAAAAAAATTACAACAATTAAAAATACAGGGTCAGGACAAATTAATGAGGCGCATGAACAGACTACATTAATTCAGTATCTAATGTTGTTATTGATTTTCAGAAACAAATGACCAATGAGGTCAGGCGGTTTAACGAGCAGTTAAATCAGCACAGACCAAATGGACGTGGTGGTGGTGATATGAAGGGGGGCAATGCAGTAAATCCATTGCCATTTTTACCACACAACGCACCAGGCATTACAGTTTCTCCTACCGCAGAAAATGTTAATTGGAGTCAGGTTGGTACACGGCATGGACAGTTCAGGTGGTAACAACCGCTCCGCACTTAGTCCAAATGCTAGCTATCAAATAGACCAAACTGCAATAAACCTCAGGACGACGATTGGCACAACGAGTACCAATTATCGCTAACACCCTTTAATGAATATATTGATAAACTACAAACAACAGGTGCTGGGCTAACACGCCTTGAAACTAGCACACGATTGGCTGATCCTGAAATTCTGACACGTGCACGGTCGCAACTGCCAGAACTAACAGCCTGAGTATCAACGACAGACTGATAGCATACGGCAGCGGGAAGAGTCACAACGACGACAATTAGAATTAATACGCAGTGGCGTTACTCCTCAGGTAGCACGTCAGCGTACAGAATTTGAACAAATTAATAACGTGCGACTGGTGGAGCTAGGACAAATAAAAAGTCAATTGACCTACCTCCAGCAATCAAATCAACTAACTGGTCAACAAAAGGCTATTGTTGATGAAAGCCTACAAACTGTTATAGAGTTAACCAATCAATATGGTCAACTGCCTAAGCGAATTGCAGAGGTTAATGCTGATCAACAAGAGTTTTTGGAACGTCAACAACAAATTGAATCTTTATCAGTTGGCATTGCCAATGCTATTGGGCAGGGTGTTCGGGAGTCACTATTGCTAGCAATTAATGGCACGCAGAATTGGGGTGAGGCGTTAGATAAAATTATTGTAAACGTATTAAATACGATTATTGATCAGTTGTTGTATATTCTAGTAATTCAGCCATTAGTAAACTTTATCTCCAAAGGGATAAGCGGACTATTTGGCGGTCTACTACCGTTTCAGTCTGGTGGCGTAATGACGAGTGCTGGTGCAGTCGATTTACCTATGGCAACATACGCTCGAGGCGGGATAGCTAATAAACCACAATTGGCAGTATTCGGTGAAGGCAGTATGCCAGAGGCGTATGTACCGTTACCTGATGGACGGTCGATACCAGTTACCCTTAAAATGTTTGCTAAAGGTGGATTGTCGAGTGAAATTAAGCAACGACCAACAATTACGGAAGTAGCAGATGTTTACGCAGGTAGAAGAGATAGATACGATTTTATATATAAGCCAAGACCTAAATATTCTTTGTTCAGTCCAGAAATGATTGACGTTTATTCAGGCAAAAGAAGTTTGTATGATTTAGCACCTAAGCCAAAACCGCAACCTAATTTATTTAGTCAGGATTTTCAAGATTTTCTGGCTGGCAAGCGAACGTTTCAGAGTGTTGTTGAGTCAAGAAGGCAGGAAAGAATAGCTGCTAAGAGCTACGCTAGAGGTGGTATAGCAGACTCTCCACAGTTAGCAATGTTTGGTGAGGGTAGCACGCCAGAGGCGTATGTACCGTTACCTGATGGAAGACGCATACCAGTTGTATTGTCAGGTAATACTAGCGGTGGTAATACTGTTATTGGTGGCAGCACGTCAGTAGTCGTTAATGTTGACGCATCTGGTACTAAAGCGGCTGGTGATAAGCCTAGAGCCAATCAACTTGGTGACCAGATTGCCCGTGCAGTACAGGCAGAAATTATAAAACAACAACGACCAGGAAGGGCTATTGTATTAATGGCTACATTTGTTTGGATTCCAGATTATGGTACGTCACGTCAGCATCAACCAGCAGTTCGTACTGTTAAATTTGGTGATGGCTACGAGCAACGGCTAACATACGGAATCAACACAAACCTACAAAAATGGTCGCTTCAGTTTAGCGCTAGGACAAATGTTGAGACTGATTTAATTATGGATTTTCTGGATGACAGTAATGCTGTTACTGCATTTGACTGGACAACACCAGATGGAGTTAGTGGTAAAAAATGGATATGTAGGCAGTGGTCAAAAACAATGATAGCGTACAACATAAACGATGTTTCTGCTGAGTTTGAAGAGGTCATGGCATGACATCGCAAAACATTAATTTTTTATTGTTTAATGAACTAACGAGCGTCGGCTTAGTATCGAGCATTGCGTTAGTTGGCAGTAGTATTGGCATTCATACGCAATTACAGCAGCCTAGTCCATCGGCTGTTATTGAACTATTTGAACTACAAACATTTGCTAATGTACATGGCGTTGACCAAATCCTTCGGTTTCATGCAGGCACATCAGGCGTTGACAATAACAATATTGTCTGGAATGGTAATACCTATACTCAATATCCATGTATAGCAACTGGTTTTGAATACAATGGTAAGGGACAGTTGCCTCGACCTAGATTGCAATTTGCCAATTTACAATCGTTAGTTAGTGCGCTGCTTGCTGTTGTAAATACATATACTCCAGGCAACGATTTAATTAGTGCAAAATTCACAAGAATCAGAACACTACAAAAATATATCGATAGCGCTAACTATCCACAATTTGCTCAAATTGAAAATCTAATTTTAGTAAATGATGTTGCATTAGTTGGCATAAATCCAGATGCCAACCCAAATGCTAGGATGCCTGATGAAATTTATTACATTGAACGCAAAGTTACGGAGAACCGTGAGATTGTTGAATTTGAATTAGTAGCAGCATTTGACATGGTTGGTGTACGTGCGCCACGTCGTATGGCAATTGCAAATATTTGCCAGTGGGAAAAATACCGCGGACCTGAATGTTCATATACAGGCACGAATTATTTTAATATTAGGGATCAGCCAGTTTCTTCGGCAGTACAGGATATATGTGGTAAACGACTGACTAGTTGTAAACTACGTTTTGGAGCAAATAATCCATTACCGTTTGGCAGTTATCCAGGCTTAGGAAGGATATGATGGTTGATCTAATTTTAGATAACAAGGTAAAAACGCATATTCTAAAACACGCAAATCGGCAGCAGCCACGAGGAATGTTGCGGTCTCCTAGCAGTTTATAATGGTAAACAACGATATTATCCATGTAATAATCTGGCAACTAATACTAATACGTTTGTTATGGATGTTGTTGATTTTGCTGCCGTTGAGGACGAAGCAACAGTGTTAGCTATTGTACACAGTCATACTGTTGGCAATTGCCAGCCGTCAATGGCTGATTTACAATCATGTGAGCAATCAGGATTACCATGGATAATTGTAAATCCAAACACCGAACAATTTTATCAATTTGAACCATCAGGATATAAAGCGCCAATAATTGGCAGACCCTATGTTTACAAATTGTTTGATTGTTATACATTGATTCGTGACTGGTATAAAGAAAACTTGGGTATTGACCTGAAGGTTGATTATGAAGTACCAACATTAGACGAATGGATTTCTCATCCAGAGTATGATTCACTAATCCCACCAATGGCAATTAAACATGGTTTTACTGAAGTGTCATTGACAGATGCTAAACGAGGTGACCTGTTATTATTTTCCTGTACAACACAGTCTACCGACCATCTAGGTATTTATCTAGGAGAACAACGATTTGTACATCACTCAATTAATAGGTTGAGTAGCGTTGATTTATATGGTGGATATTGGCTCAAACAAACTAACAAGGTGATGCGTTATGCGTACAATTAAGGTTTACGGCGACCTAGCAAAATTTTTGGGACAGCATGTTTTTGAAGCTGACGTTAACACCGTTGGAGAAGTTGTGCGGTTTCTATGTTGCAACTTCAAAAAACTTGAGGCGTATATGGCTGATAAGTTTTACAAGGTGCTTATTGGCAAGCAAGCGTTTTATAATCTTGAGTTAGTAAACCTACCGCTTGAGGATGGCACAATTCGTATTATACCTGTTGTTGGTGGCAACTTTGGTGGTGGTGGTTTTTTTGAAATATTAGCTGGCATTGCATTAGTAGCTGTTTCATTTTTTCTGCCACCAATACTAGCATTTGCAGCGCCAGCTATATTTGGTATTGGTGCTAGTTTAGCATTAGGTGGTGTCGCACAATTGCTAACACCAGTACCGCCAATGCCATCTGCCAACTTCTCTCGTGGAGAAGCTCCAAAATTTAGCCCATTAGATACACCACAATATTCTCAGTCTCCAGTAATCAGATACATCTGGATCTAGTAGTGGTGGTGGTGGTGGTGAATCATTTGCATTTAGCAATATTGTAAACACGTCACGGCAGGGTTTGCCAATACCAGTTGTGTATGGCAAAATGCCAGTTGGGTCAATTGTAGTTTCGTCTGGTATAGTTATTGGCTCTGATACATTAATTAATTTAGAGAATCAATAAAATGGATTACGCAAAGATTATTTGGAAGTGGTGGTGGTGGTGGTGGTAGTGTAGACACTTCTGCTATTAAGGCTTCAATTGCACAAACTAATGAGTCTATTGCCCGTCAAAATGAAGCAATTGCAGACGCTACTAGAAAACAGGAAGAAACAAATCAACGAATTAGTGCGCAAAATCAAAGCATCCAAGAATTAAACGAGAGATTGAGTCGCACACCAGTAGAAGCACCAAATACTTTGCTCTCTGAAGCACGGGTGCAATTAGTTGATGTATTATGCGAAGGCGAAATAGAAGGATTTGTAGACGGCAAAAAATCTATATTTTTAGATAATACAGCATTCAGAGGATAACAACGGGACAATAAATTTTCCTACAACGCAGGTTTTATTACGCACAGGTACACAGTCACAAGCGCATGTGTTAGGGCTGGACAATATATTAACTGAGTTCACAGTAGGAATTGAAATTTCAATACGCACTGGCGCAATTGTTAGAACAATTTTAGATACGCCAAATAAGCCAGACCGAGTTGTGATACGACTAATGGTTCCTGCACTGCTTGTAAATGACACAAATGGCGATATTAATGCAACGTCAGTACAGTTTAGATTAGAGCGCCAATACAGCGGCGGGCAGTATGCTACTGTGTCAACTCCTGTTATTAGTGGAAAATGTTACTTCGCAGTATGAAGCGACGTTTGCAATACCACTAGACACAACACAGCCATTTCCTGTAAATATTAGGGTTTCACGTATTACACCAGATGCTCCTGATACCAGAATTACAAATAAAACATTTTGGCAATCGTACACAACAGTTATTGATCTTAAATTACGTTATCCAAATACAGCGTATGTAGTATCGACATTCTCTGCTAGACAGTTTTCATCAATTCCAACTCGATCCTATTTTATAAAAGGGATGAAAATTCGGCTGCCGTCTAATGCAACGGTTGATTCTAGCAATGGACGAGTGACATATACTGGGTTGTGGAATGGTGCATTTGGAGCAGCACAATGGGCAGCAGATCCAGCGTGGGCACTATGGGATTTACTAACATCAACTCGATATGGTTTTGGTTATTATGTTAAGGCTAATCAACTAGATAAATTTACATTTTACAGTGTGTCGCAGTATTGCAATGAATTAGTTAGTGATGGTAGAGGAGGACAAGAACCTAGATTTTTGTTAAATATAAACATAAATAGCAGACAGGAGGCATACAACCTAATCGAATGACCTGCTCAGTGTATTTATTGCAATTGGCTATTGGCAGCTCGGTTCATTGCAAATTGTGCAGGATTCTCCAGCAAATCCCGTTTATCATTTTAGTCAGGCTAACGTGGTTGGTGGTAATTTTACATATTCAGGTTCGTCATTAAAAACACGTAGCACAGTTGTTGTTGTGCAATGGTATGATACGGATCTGCGTGATGTACAGGAGGAGTATGTCGAAGATGCAGATGGTATTGCAAAATATGGACTAATTATAAAACGTACCACAGCTATCGGTTGCACCAGTCAGGCTCAGGCTAATCGATATGGACAATGGTTGTTGTTTACTGAAAAATATGAGACAGAGGTGCTGACATTTGATGTGTCACTTGATGCTGGCATATATGTTAGACCTGGACAAATTATATCAATAGCTAATCCAGTGCGAAGCGGCGCACGTCGTGGAGGGCGTGTACTTAGCTCTACAATAAATTCGATAACAGTAGATGGCACTGCACCTGCTGTTGGCACATCTCCAGAATTATCAGTAATCCTACCAAATGGTCAGTTACAAACACGTAATAATGTCACACTATCAGGCAACACATACACGGTATCACCAAATTGGTCAGAATTACCAGCACAATATAGTGCATGGGTTTTAAGCGATTTTGAATTACAAACTGAATTGTATCGAGTAATTGGCATTGCTGAAAATGATCAGGAGACTTCTACCTATAGCATAAATGCGTTAAAACATGAACCAGGTAAATGGGCATTTGTTGAAAATCAAGTGGCTTTAGCACCTCGAAAGGTAGAGGGATTAGCCAATCCGCCAGACAAGGTAACTAATATAAATGTTACCGAATCCCTATATTCACAAAAGGGCAATGTTAAATTATTAGTTTTATTGTCATGGACTCATGCAAAACGTGCTTCTAAATATTTTATACGCTATCGAATTAATGCTGGCAACTACGTTGATTATGGTGAAACTGTACAAAATTCAATTGAATTTAGAGATGCCCAACCAGGCGTTTATGAATTTCAAATAGGATCAATCTCAATATTTGGTATCTCATCATTTCCAGCATATTACTACTATGAAGCACTTGGGCTATTAGCGCCACCAGGGGATGTGCAAAATTTCACAGCTACTCCACTAGTGGGACAGATAAAACTAATGTGGGAGCAAGCGGTTGACCTAGACGTACTAAATAACGGCGTAGTTTTAATACGACATAACAACCTATTATCTGGTGCAACGTTTTCTAATTCAGTGCCGATTGCTCAATTTGATGGACGTTCAACTGAGGGTCTTGTGCCAGCATTGACTGGAACGTATCTTGCTAGATTTGTTGATTCATCTGGTGTACAGTCCATAAACGATGCTATTATCACGACTGATGCACCATTAATTGATGAGCTAAATGTGGTAGCAACTATCACGCAGCATCCTGCATTTAATGGTACGTTAACAAATTGTTTTAGATATGGTCAGATAAAATACGGTACGACGTATGACACTCCTGGCATAGCATTACCAAACGTAATGTATATAGATGACATTGGCACGAACGTATTTAATTTTGGCAATCTAACAGATGTATCACAGGTGCAAACGTTTGGAGCAGTTGATGATTTTGCAGCAATTAATGACATATCATTAGTCAGGACGTTCGCAGCATTTGATGATAGTGGTCTAATAGATTGGGATTTTGGCGTATCATTTGCAACTGCAACTTACCTATTTGATGCGCCACTTGATCTTGGTGCAGTTTATACATCACGAGCAACGGCAACAATACAGAAAACTGATTTTGCAACTAACAATTATATTGATAATATTGCATTGATTGATTCTCAAGGTGTTATTGACGGACAAACAGCGTTTGATACATATCTACGTCTATATATGCGTACAACGCTGGATGATCCTGCTATCAACCCAACATGGACACCATGGCGGGAGTTTATAGTAGCTGAATATACGGCTAGAGCATACGAATTTAAGTTAGAGTTTGGCACACTAAATTTAGAACATAACCTATCAATTACACAGCTACAGGTGGATGTTGATGTTCCTGACCGTCTTGAGTCACAACAAAATGTAACCTATACTGGCAACGTCCCAAAAACAGTTACGTTTGGCAGGCGTTTTGTTGTAGCACCAGCTATTTCAATTACCATGGAGGGAGCTGTTACTGGCGACTATTATCAAATTACTGGGAGAACGCCATCCCAATTTACTGTTACGTTTTCAATGCTGCCTCGGCAGTAATTAACAGACAATTCGATTGGATAGCAAGAGGATACTAAAATGGCTCAACATGATTATGTAATTGACAATGGCTCTGGCAGTGCGGTACTAGCTGACATAAATTCAGCATTACAAGCGGTGCTTACTGTCAACTCTAATACTACAATAGCACCGTCAACCACGGCTGCATATATGTTATGGATGCACACAACAGATGGTATAAAACAACGAAACAGCAGCAATGCTTCGTGGATTGCTCCAACACTGTTTGGAGTAACACTAAATGACACTGTAACAATTGCGGATGCCAAAAAACATTGTGGTAGGTACAACTACTGGCACGAAGTTTGGTACTGCAACCACACAAAAAATTGGTTTTTTTAATGCTACTCCAGTAGTACAACCAACAGCATTAACAGCGCAGCTAACTACTATTACACATACTGCTCCAGGCACTCCAGACTATGCAATACAAAACGTTACCAATAGCAGTCCATTTGGATTTGTAACAGCAGATGAGGCGAATAGTGTGTTATCAGTAATTGCTAACCTACAAACACGGGTTGCTCAACTAGAAACTAAATTACAAGCATTAGGACTGGTGGCATAATGGCACAACATGACTATGTAATTGAGAACCAGACTGGTGCGCAGTTTCGTGCTGATCTAAATAACGTATTGACTGCCATCCAAACTGTTAATTCAGGTGCTAATGAGCCATCTTTTTCAGTTGACTATCAACTATGGCAGGACACAACCGTTGGCGCATTGAAGCAAAGGTATTCTGGATTTATACGCAGGTATGCGTATATTTCAACCACGGATATTTAATGGCATCTTGGATAGTAATGGCAATGAGGTGATCACGTTTACGGCGACTGCTACAGCCGTCAATGAATTTACAATAGCTAATGCTGCGACAGGAGGCTCGCCTACTATTTCGGCAACTGGTACTGATACTAATATTGATATTACTATCACGCCGAAGGGTTCTGGTAGTTTAACAATTAGTGGTACTAGTGCAGTACGGATACCGAGCGGTGCAACTGGTGATAGACCAGGTACTCCAGTAAATGGGATGCTACGTTATAACACAACTACGTCAGCGGTTGAAATCTACAATAGCACAGCAGCAGCATGGGAGGCTGTAGCGTCTGGCGGCGTGGTAACATCTGCTGGTAGTGCTGCTAGTCCAGCCGTTACGCTATCTACAGACAATGACACTGGTATTTATTGGTCAGCAGCAAATGAACTAGCTATCACTACTGGTGGTACACAACGTGTGCGGATACGGGATGGTGCCATGCTAATACCAGTTGGCACATCAGCACAACGACCAGCAACGCCAGCACAGGGTGAAATGCGATATAACACGAGCATTGGCGCACCTGAATTTTATAATAGTACTGCCGCACAATGGCAATATCCATCACAAATGTCAAGCGTAGGCACTGGCAATACGCTTCGTGCCATTTTTGGATATGGTACGACTGGCTCTAATGTGTCCATGACTAACCTAGTCAGTATTACAGGTGTTGTTGCTACTGATACGACTGGTGTTGGTACAGCACGAAACTTATTAGCAGCAGCAGGTTATGGTGGAGATAAAGCAATTTTTGGATATGGTACGACTGGCTCTAATGTGTCCATGACTAACCTAGTCAGTAATGCAGGCGTTGTTGCTAGTGATACGACTGGTGTTGGTACGGCACGATATGGACTAGCAGCAGCAGGTTATGGTGGAGATAAAGCCATTTTCGGATATGGGTATACTGGCTCTAATGTGTCCATGACCAACCTAGTCAGTAATGCAGGCGTTGTTGCTAGTGATACGACTGGTGTTGGTACAGCACGATACGCATTAGCAGCAGCAGGTTATGGTGGAGATAAAGCCATTTTCGGATATGGGTATACTGGCTCCTTCGTCTCCATGACTAACCTAGTGAGTAATGCAGGCGTTGTTGCAACTGATGTTACTGGTGTTGGTACAGCACGAAACTTATTAGCAGCAGCAGGTTATGGTGGAGATAAAGCCATTTTTGGATATGGGGATAATGGCTCTCGTGTCTCCATGACTAACTTGGTGAGTAATACGGGCGTTGTTGCTACTGATACGACTGGTGTTGGTACAGCACGGTATTATCTAGCAGCAGCAATTTATGGTGTAGATAAAGCCATTTTTGGATATGGGTGGAATGGTAGTTCTAACTTCTCCATGATCAACCTAGTCAGTAATACGGGCGTTGTTGCTGCTGATACGACTGGTGTTGGTACAGCACGATATGGACTAGCAGCAGCAGGATATTCAACATAGGTAATTACAATGGCACAACCACTCAATACTGAATTTAATTATCGCTATCAAGTTCTAGGCTCTACTCCATGGGAGCGTATCAAGACACTGAAGGGTTTTCTTAACGGTCGGCTACGTGCCGCCGCATTGGAGCAGGTAGCTGATCTGAAACTGTGGCGGTAAACACGCTGAATTGCAATACCTCCGTGATACTGGTGCACCATTGCATGAACAACTATATCCTCGAAGCTGAGATAGTAGAAATTGAGTCAGTGCAGGAGGATCAGGCTCATGCGTTTGCATTGAACAAACGTGAGATTGAGGTCATTCAAAACATACTGGCTGAACTATATGCAGAGGTAGAACCAACTCGTTTACCTGGCTATACTGATGATCAGATGTTTGAGTTAAATGCAGGCATTGATTTTGCGGTAATATTTTCCGTGAAATACAGTCTGAAATTATTGCTAATGGTAGACCATCTCCAGCAAAACTACTCAATGCTATGTCATGCCCACATGGATTGGATGGGCTAAAAAAACTAGGCATACTGCCGACCGAAACGCAATTAATCGACTATACCACTATCGAGGATAAACTCTATGCGCCTATATGTCCTACCAGCAGCCAGCTACTCCAATGTAATGACGACCTACCCAAACTCGATAGTCATCGGGCAGGCTCCTGATTGTAGTTCATGGCTAATACTCGCAGAACAACAACATGACGGGCTCGAAACATTTGATGGCAACTATGGCAATTATGATTTTATTTATTGTCAGGAGTGGGGATTGACTATTAATAATGAGGTAGTAGTACGTGCATGGGCTGACCAACGCCGCAGGTCATATCCGCCAATGGCTGACTATCTCGATGCTATTGTGAAGGATGATGAAAACCAAAAATTAGCCTATATTCAGGCGTGCCTGGATGTAAAAATAGATATACTAAAGTTGTCCTTACATAGGAGATAATATGGCTGACGATGATAAAGAGCCCGGATTTATTGAGTCATTAGTCAGCTCCTCCCTGGGCTGCTATATGCGGGACTGGTTGGTATAGCTGGACTCATTGTTAGCCTCCAACTACGACTAGCAGAATTAGACGTAAAAATGACTGCCGTACAGGACACGCTCAAGGAGCAGACGAGTCAGTACAGCAGTCGTATACAACAGTTAGAGAACCGTGTTAGAGACCTAAGAAATTGAGGTCTCCCGTGGTCGGCATCGACCCTAAACAAATAGTTAACTCTCATGACAAATAGTTTGCCATTTGTCACCAAAATTGATGACGGCTTGGCGTTTGCCATGCTTCGCCACGATGGGCGTGTTACGAGCATCAATGGCAATGCGTCGTGTTAATATGGGTCGCCCTGGTAATGTCATCGTCGAATGCCATTGGTATTGCTGAGACTGCATATAATGCTCGGCAACAGCCCTGACTTGCTGGCAGTACCGAACATGCGATTCATGGTCGAAGGCGGGGTTGACGGTTGCAAATATGGTGGCTAATGCAATATTAAGCATGGGACTCTCCTGTAGTATCTGTTTGTTGTTGTTGTTTTTTCTGACGGTTGCGTTGTGCCCAGAGGCGTTTCTGCTCCCGTATTCGCTCTAATTGTTCAGGAGAACAATTCTCTAGGTAACGCTTACGTCTAGCCTTGGCTTTTTCGGTGCGCTCGTATTTGTATTGCGCCCGCTTCAGTGCTTCATCCATTTTCGAGTCTGCGCTCACAGTACGCAATCAACGACGGGCGCAAGTCATCTGGTGGTGTCCAATCGTGGGCACTGCCAGAGGTAGATGACCACCACTCCTCACTGATGAGGTTGTCAACGGCTGCCTCGATGTCGCCATCGAATTCGCCGACGAAGAATTCAACTGGCACGTCACCAACGTAGGTGGCGTATAAATCGTCTTGGTAATCGTAAATACTCATGGTATCTCCTGTTTGTGTTTGTGTACGATAGCGGTTAGTACCCTCCCGCTTGTTGTTAATGAACCGTCACTACGCCACCGAGTTGGTGGCTGAACATATCCCCGGAGGATCCACATCCGCCCAGTTGTATGGTCCGTGGTTTGTGGATGTTCAGCTGGCTCCGTTACTACCAACGAAACCCTAGTCCCAGCAGGTATAATGTATACCCAATCATCAGACAAGAACTGGTCAATATCCCCAATGAGTGTCAGGTTAATAGACCGTTTGTTGCGAGTATCTGCAAACACGTCCGCTGGACTGGTCAGAACGTGACCAGCTACGAGTGTATCAATCCACCCCTCTACAACAGATGGTGGTGTCCATCCATCATATTCATCGCCCACCAGGGCTGCGAGTGCGTAAAAGTTTATGTTGATGGTAGTCATGGTATATCTCCTTGTGTGTGAATTGCTGCGTTAGTCACCTCCGCCAGCGAGTTAATGAATCAACGCCCGTGCAAATTCACGGACGATCCAGTTGCTATCATGGGATAGCGTTACCAGTGCATCGACTGGCGTGTTGGCATTCTGGGCAACGCTCCTCCGAACACTCCACTCTTTATCATTGGATAGCGTGACTAACACATCTACTGGGGTGTTGGGATTTCTGCCAACGCCTTGCCGAATGTGGTAGTTCGGATTACTCGATAGCGTGACTAACACATCCACTGGGGTATTAGGATTGCGAGCAACGCCTTGTCGCACCCAATAGTCTGTATCAGTCGAAAGCTTTACCAACACTTCTACTGGTGTATTAGGATTGCGAGCAACGCTCCTCCGAACCCAAGAGTCTTCATCAGTCGATAACTCTACTAAAATATGTGCTGGGGTACTAAGGTTGCAAGCTAGTTGTTCAGTCATGTCGGCTCCTTGTGTGTGTACTGTGTGTATTCTGGCGGTTAGTCACCTCCCGCCAACTGACTAGTTAGAGTACCAGTCCGTTAACCAGCGCTGCCAGAGTGGACTCTCGGCAGGAATACTGGATGTCCAGTACCCACCAACGTACTCGGTGAACGGACAGTAGTCCAGAAACCATACCCATCGTTCGGGTTTTGGATACCCGAGGTCTGCGAACGGGATGAACACCTCCTCGGTGAAGGCGCCGTCATCCATGGCGCGCCAGGCTACCACATGGTAGCCGTCGAGTAGTTTGAGACTACCGTCAGCCAAAACCTCGTTGCCCCAGCGGTCAACGGACTTAGCAGGGAGGTAAGGGCAGTAGCGGCAGCGGGGTGAGTAGTTCATCGGTCGGCTCCTGTGTGTGTGTCTACATTTATCAATGTATAGTAGTTCTAATTAGTTGTCAAGCGTTTTTCAGAAATTTTTTTGAGAAATTTTTTTCGGGGTAGTGACAGTGCCGTCGTATCGGTAGGGGTGAGGAGCGGATGCGTCCATCTGCCCGTCTGTGCCCCTGCAGTGCCCCTCTCCGTCGGTGGTGGGGTGTAGGTGCCCTCGCCCCCTCCTGTGCCCTCCTGGTGCCCTCCCCGTGGGGGTGGTGGTGCCCCTCTGGTGGGGGTGGGGGTGCGGGTGCCCTCTGGTGGTGGTGCCTCTCCCCTCCCCGTGGGGCGACGGCGACGGCAGGGGGTGCCCTCCCCTCCCCGTGGGGCGACGGGTGCCCTCCCCAGGGCGGTGGCGGCAGCGGCAGCGGCAGGGGGTGCGGTGGTGGTGCCCCTCCCAGGGCGACGGGGTGGCGACGGCGGTGGGGGTGGCGGTGCCCTCCCCTCCCCTCCCCGTGGGGCGGTGGCGAATGGGCACAAAAACCCCACCGTGGGGTGGGGGCGGATGCGCACAAAAAACCCCCACCGTGGGGTGGGGGCTGTTTTTATTCACCTTCTTCGAATATCCTGACTATTCTGATCACATCTGTGATCAAGAAGGTTGCCTGTAGTTTGCGGTTGACTTTTATGATATCGTCTTCAATCAATAAATCGAGGATGTCATCATTGAGTTCAAGATCCGCTACTGGAATCCAAAAGTTTTTTCGAGTACCGCAAATTCGTAGTCTACTTTGTTGTAACTTGCTGCGACCCATTTGGTGAGTGCATTTAAGATGGCGGGGATGGCGGTTTCGCCATCGGTGTTGTTGCAGTACTCTTCGTAAACGTTCTGGGGTCATCATTGCGGTCGGCTCCTTGTGTGTTTCTCTTTACTCTTATAATATATCGTATTTCTATGGGGCTGTCAAGGGGTTTTTAAAGATTTTTGAAAATTTTTTGAAAATTTTTTGAGAAAATTATTTTCGGCGTTCTGGGAGCGCTCCCCGTCAGGTGGTGGCAGCCGTCACTTGCTCGCCTCCAGTCGCTCCAACATATCGCCAATGGCGTGAAACTGGGTGAATGCCATTGCATATTGACTACGAATTAGTGACCCTGGTGCCAGCAGTTTGTAATTGCACTCGCTGCAAATTAGCCAACCGTTTTGTCGTTGTACACCGCTATAGGTGCCCAATGGTCAACGTGCCATTCAGTATCAGCCGTTTGTTTGTTGCAGCATGGACAATGCAACTGCCCGTTATATTCGTATGCCTGATGGAGTATTTTGCGATAGGTTTCATAGTGTAGCTTTCGCAGGTCTGACCGATTGGGACGCATGGATTTGTTGACCTCAAGGTGAAGCGCATCGATTTTGCCTTCGATACGCTCAACAATAGCTAACAACGTGGCTAGGTCAACGGTTTCTCCCATGGTATGCACAGAGTTCTATACATAGTATAGATCGTGTGCAATCATATAGTGACAATTAAAAAACCCATGGACAAATGATGTTTGTCCACGGGCATGTACTATCACTGAGTTCACCTATTTATGTTAGCAGTTGAAAGGTTTCAGTACAACGGATTGTTACTCGAACGTTACCGTCTGCCGTATATCCAGCAGGCAACCAACAGCAGCAGCAACGTGCTGGATAGTTCAGTGATGATGTACAGATAAATGTAATTGTCCATGGTAGTAGGGCTCTAGTAATAATGTGTGTGTGTAATCAGTTAAAGCGGCGACGAGAACAAAAAGAACAAGACGCTGACTATTAGCAGACATACTAATATCGTGAGAATAATACTTGCAATGGTGGCTAACATATTACTCCTCATCCAATTTACCGATCAGGTCATCGGCTAACCTAACCGCTTCATTGATGATATAGTCCAGCCGTTTTGGCTGATCGCTATATAGCCCCTGGAGTAACCCATTTAGTGCATGAGCTGCGAAAAATCACGTCGTGTGATGAAGGTATCAGGGTACACGATGGCAGGGACGGTCATTTGAGTATCGTTCATTATTTGACTCCTGGGATATAGTTAACTAAATTAGGTGCATATCTGTAGTACATTGCCAACAGACGTTTGCCGTATGGCGTGTTTGTCGATACCCATTGGGTTTTGCCATTGATATTGACACCCAAAACTTTGGGTGGTGGTGGCAGTGACGGCACTTTGATGATAGGCATCTCCTGTGGTTGGATAACCCGTGGACTGGGTTTGGGTTTGGGTTTCGGTGGTGCAATGACTGCTTGTGTACTCGTTTTTGTTGGTGCTGGGCATACTGTTTTAATGCCATGCAGCAGTAGGTTGAACGATGCCATAGCAGCACCTCCAACGCATACCCAACCTAATACCATCCGCCAATCAGTATAACGCTGGCGTGTCAATTTGTTGTACCGCTTGTGCGACAGTTTACGTGCTTCTGGTGGCGTATATTCAACGCTGCGGTATGGTGGCATCGGTTCACGCACACGGGTTGGTGTATCTTGTATCCGTGTCGGTTGGCTACTTTGCTGAACAGTTGCAACGCTATCCAGATATTGCTCGTATAGCCATTGATGATAGGCTGGGTCATTGAATTCGGGTTGTTGTGTCATCCTAATAGCCTCTGTTTGATTAACCAATTGTTCATCCGTCTATGACGTAGATACAGTTTATAGACCCGTATCGCTACATCAACTACATCAGCATGGGAGCTGCTAGTCAATGCTAGTCTTGTCTTCTCCAGCTCGAAATTGTCCTCCATCGTCAACTCTGACTCTGTGAACATCTGATCTAGAAAATTCATTGATCCGCTCCTCTACTAACGACCTCAACCACCGCAGTCCCTTGAGTCGCACTATCCTGTCCTGCCAGACGGGCAGGCGAATAGTGATCGGCTCTCCGAATTTTCTCCTCAATGAAACCTCCTTGTGTAATTTTTAACGCTAACTGTATCAATACTGGATCTGGCAAGTGTGCCAACCTCGTCCAGGGCAGTGGGAACAGATGTGCATATTCAGGATATGACTCAACATATCGTTCATGGCATTTTAGTAAGTAGCCACTAATTCGTGGTGTATCCAGCGACCAACCGAGTAGTCGAAATGCCACCTGTAGTCCAGCGATAATGTCTGAGAAATCATCAATATCAATCGGCACCTGTCACCCTCCCACGCAGTTGGTCACACAATGTCCATGACAATTCGGCACGCAATTGTCTGGCACGAATGCTGCCGCCCTCCTCTAACTCAGTTAGTAACGATATAATTTTGTCATAGGTGACAGATGATATTGTTACTCGCAGTTGTTTGGCATTAGCATATTTTTCATACGCTGCAACCATCCTGTCATGATTTTCGGTTGTCATATAACGGATGAACCTCCATAACGCCGTTGTTATTGCGTGGCATGACTAGCACGCCATACTCCTCTAACTGTCTGAAATAAGTCTTGATTGAGTCGGGAGACAGATGCAGTATTTTGCCAATGTCCTCCGTTGATGGCGCATAGCCACGTTCGCAGATAAACGTCTGCAATGCTGCATGAACATCAACCAACCGTTTTTTATATGCCCTCATAAATTCACCTGTTTTGTCGAATTGTACACTGTAGACGTAACACGATTTCTCGATACTCCGATGACATGCACACGTTCGTGAGACGCAGCCATAGTGGCATAGAGTTTTAACAGCCATGTCAACTGCACTGCTCTGGTAACATGCCCTAGCAGCTATCTCTTGGATGGTTGGAGATGTGTTACCACCAGCGATAAATTCACATATCACGATATATACGATATGCAGAATCTCCATTGGGTCATTGCGCTCCCTGCGATAACGGGTAACAGTAGGCAGCTCCTCCAATGTTTTTAGTGGTAGCAGATAGTTTCTGCGACGGTCTGAATGTTCAGCCCTACCCCGCACCTCACGCAACCATCCAAGCCGACGCATATCCTCGATACGTCGATATATGCAACTACGGTTGATACCCATGTGCATACAGACCAACGTTGTATACGCATATTGTGTTTTGGATAACTCAACAATTGTTTCGTATATCTCGATATGCTCCCGTGTCAACTCCATCGTTAGCAGTTCAGCTCCTTGTATGCGTTGAGTAACCGTTCATAGGCACGAAACTCAACTAATACTGCATCAGGCATCTGCCCCCTGTTTTTGGCGAGGTATTGTTTATGCTGATACATCCATGTGCGTACCTTAGACGGCTCAACTGCATACCAATCACCATCGGATTGTTGTCCAGCAATGCCAATCCTGCATGGCGACCAGATGCCATTGCTAACTGAATAGCTGACTAATGCCAGCCGTTTGTATTGACCATGGGTTAATAGGTCAACCTCCAGCAGACACTCGACACAAACGCCGAGTCCATCAATGTATACGTGGGGAGCCATCTTAGTCATGTTAATTCTCCTGTGTTAGTTAGTGGTGGCTTGCTGGCTAGGTACAGTATGTGAACCAGTTTCCTGCTGTCTGCAATCATCGCATCAGCCCATGGCTCATGGTCATGGGGATGTGACCGCAGATACAACATGGCTGCATCATGGAGACGCTCCGACATTAGTTTAATTTTGCGTGGAGTCTGTATCTCCCACACGCTGCTGCCACTGTTAGAACGTAGGGCATAGTACCCATAGTCCTGACCAATGCCAACCACCCACCTATCCCTAGCACTGCCAGCCGTGGTTTCGTAGCCAATACTACGGAGCTCGCATACTGAGCCATCAATCAAATCGTATTTGTACATATCTGTACCTAAAATGGTGTAACTTCGCTGACGGAGACTGTCGTCCCCTCATGATTAAAAATTACGCCAGCTAGATAATGCTGACTGCAAAGCTGATGGGTAGTCGCTACCCATAATTCTGCATAAGCGTTTGGGATGGTGCAACTCACCACCTCGATGTCCATTATTGCTCCCTCTGGAGTATGCCTGACTGTGGCATATCCACCAGGTCTGTCCGTTCTGTTGTCCCATATCTGATAGCCTGTTAGCATATCTATCTCGGTAAACTATTTGTATACGATACTATGTTACTGTAGATAGTGTCAATATAATTTGTACACATTGGAGATAAACATGAAACGAGTTGACGTAACGCTATGCAATCGTGCCAGACTGACCGCTGCTGAATGGATAGTGTGGGTTGATGACTATGACCTAGAGGGTGTAGTGTGGGTTGACCCAACCGACCTATCCATCTATTTGGATGTTGACCAGTCAATTGATGATGAAGCGTTTCAGGCAGCATTAAAACGTGACTTGTTCACAGACCTAGGCTACTGGTCGGAGCGATGGGCTAATGTGCAGCGATGGTCAATTGTGCCATTGCGTAAACTGTTTCGTTACTACACATCCAGCAAATTTACGTCTATCAATTCTATTGATGAAACGCTGGACATGTTTGAACATTATCTCGAACATGATAATAAAACGCCTAATGCTTTATATCAAACATCCCAACGTCCTGAACAAAATGCCAACCTGTTGGCATACCTTAAAGACTCCTTACTACTCCATCCTCCTTGACCAGATAGAGACTGACAGCTACCACATGGCAGTGCGTCAGGCGATGGATGCCATTGTTACCCGATATGATCATGATGTAGAATAGTAAGATAGCTTGAGTGTATCCCCACTTTGTAGTGGGGATTTTTTATATGAAGGCATTATGTTTACCATCGAACTCGACCATCACCTAGATGCAATGGCATCAATGACATCAGAACTTAAAGAGCGCAGTATCAAATTCGTGGTGGCTAATGCTCTGGATGATGCAACGAGTGCAGCACTAAAACGCCTCCAGAATAATACCGATGACTACATTGATAGGGCAACTAACTGGACTAAACGCTCAATACGCAAAATACCAAAACGAGTCACACCGACTAGGATGGATGTCATATCATTCGGGTTCAAACAACTCGGTGAGGATGTCAGTGGTACACCTGCTGGAGAATATCTGCGACCATTGGCGGCTGGTGGTAGTCGTCCACAAAAACCATTTGAACAGAAAGGAGTCGGTTATGCTATACCGCAGAACGTTGGTAGCGTAAACGTAAATGGTCGTGCCTACAAATTTGCATTCAACCAGTATGGCAACCTGCCACGCTCTCAGTATGCAGCAGTAGGTAGAGCATTGTCTGGAGATAAAGCATCTAGCTTCTTTCAGGCAACTATCCGTGGCGTTGATGGGATATTCATGCGGGTTGATAAGACTAAGAAGGTAGAAGCCAAAGCCAAGACAAAGCGTGAACCTAAAGGCAAAACATTACCACGAGGATATGTACTGGTATTTAATAGGCTAAGTAGCGCACCATCATACTCTCCACAGTTCCCAGTCAGTGACCTACTCACTCAGTATTTTAATGACATATTTGAAACATCATTGCAGAACGCTGTTGATGATGAACTAGAAACATACATGCAACGCCGTCTACAAGGCAAGGACTAACATGGACGTTTATAAACATTGGAGTGTACTCGACCATATCCCAGATGGTTGGGTAGTTGATAGATACGCAGGTTCACCGTTACATGGTCACGTATTCGTCACCAATGGTAAAAACCTACTGACTGGTCAACAGCTACGGGCACTCGCTCCTGACCCACAGAGACAACCACAAGATGAGGCATCCATCCAACTGCCATTACCAGAACCAGACTCAGAGCCAGACCCAGAACCACCACGTCCAGTCATAGACGAGGACTACCGACTGACTATGAATAACCTCGCCCGTAAGAAGACGCAGGAGAAACTCCTACAGGACATCCTGACTGATATGCACATATGCAAGCTAGAGGGCTGGAGTCATCGTGACTATCTCATTGAACTAAAAAACCTAATTGATGGGCTCATTGATAAGCAAAGCCTATAGTACGACTAAAAAGGCAATAGGGTAGTGTATATATGGCAATGGCTGAAACGTATGCTGGGCGCAGGTTTCAAAAGGTACTGTAAAGCTACGGACCTGCGGGTTTGTTCGCAGCCGCAGACGATTTCTAGGCACAGGCTAAAAACCAGGCTGCATAAGGGTTTCAGCTGTCGGTGTTTTTGTACTATACTGCCGTTACAGTAGTACGAATAAGAGTAGGCTAATAAGTTTTAGTTATAGATAAGGGTAGAGTAAGAGACGCTAAGAAATTGCTTCTTAGCGTTAACAAAATTCGGCGCAACAATGTTGCCCTACAGTCTCGTAGATTTAACAAAACAGAACTGACAACAGCCATATCGTTGCAATTCAAATTGAGTTGATGGTACTCCACACGTTGGACATACCATGTTTGGTTTAGCCTCTGTAACCACTGGATCATGGTTCTCCACAAGCGCAAGCTCATCCGAGCCTTTCTTTAATTTTCTTTCTTTATATTTTTCTTTATATAAGTTCGATTTTAGAACTACCCCTAGTTTCATTTTAGAACTACCCCCCTCTCCTGTGGATAACTCCTGTACTGTATGCTCTGTCTTGTTTTGAGCCTGTGATGACTTGGTAGGGGTAGTTTCATTTTAGAACTACCCTCATTTGAGTTTTCCACAGGCAATAGTATTTCGTAACAATTGACCTCGTTAACGGTATCGATTTTAAGACGTTGAACATGGAGCAGTCCAGCATTGCCTAGTTCTGTAATTGCACGGGCAACACTAGAACGTGACAAACCAGTCAGCTCTTCAAATGTATTCATTGATATTTGTGCAGTAGATTTATGCCATCCGTAGGTACGACGAGCGACTATCATGAGGATTTTAGTGGCTGCTCCAGAGAGCGATGGCAGGTAGTCGAATAATTCGTTAGGTATCTGTGTGTACACGCCAAACTCCGAGGCGATGAAAAAAAAAGCGCAGTCGTAATAACTGCGCTTCAGCTTTGCTTTCCTATTTGCACTGTAGCAGAATATCGTGAAATTCGTCGATTGTTTCACGTCCCACTAGGTACAGGCGATGTGGGGTAAACCGATTTGTTTCAGCATCCTGGCTGATTTCACCACGGGTGCAGTTTAGCCAGATGATTAACACTGGCTGGTCTCTGAACCGTGATGCGCGTGCCCAGCGCCAATCATCACGCTGTTCAGTGTATAGGACGTGCTGGATGTTGATGATGAACGGGAGCAATACGGGCTCTGGGTCGGTTAAATCTTTGTATCCACGAAAGCGGTAAAACATGGTGGCTCCTACATGAATGAATTACGTCAGATCATAGCATAGACTATGAATACAAAATTCTAAAAAATTTTCTGAAAAACGCTTGACAACTATTTATAGAAATACTATATTAAAAGAGTAGTTTCACACCCCAGGAGCCGACCGATGACTGAATTTATTATCGCCTTCACCGCAGACAACATTGACTGCTGCAATATCCCAAGTATTTACGATTATCCCAACTGGGAATCGTTTATGAACTGGGTTATCTCTAACCTTTCTGATAGGGTTTTAACCAAAACCATCCACGGGGACAAGACTTATTACTTGAGTTCTATTGACCCAAGTAATAAATTTTGGGTTGACCTTTATCAATATTGGGATGTATTTACTCCCGCTGGCAATTAACTGACCAGTCAGTTGGCGGGAGGTGACTAACCGCCAGAATACACACATTACACACACAAGGAGCCCGCTATGAATACCACTGAAAAAACCCTAATTAAGAAAATGATTGCCATTGGTGGTAAACGCTGGCAAGCACCTGGACGAGACAGGATCTATTTCGACTCCAAGATAATTGCTAAGGCTTTGGAGTTGAGTAACTCCAAGACTCGTCAGATTGCCAATTCTAAATTCTACTACGAAGTCACTAGTGGCGAGTTTCGTCAGCTATACGCCGTCATCACTCATGGCGTGCATGACCTCACCATTGGCGGTAACATCCGCTGGGTGGTAGCAATTCAGGAGTTGCTGGCAGTGACAGAGGTTGAGTAATATAATACTGCGGAGGTGACTAACGCAGTTTCAGATTGTAGTATGTTAAAATAACAGTGTGGCGCAAACGCCTCCTGAGGACACAGGAGGAGTTGCATATCTGCCACGGTCAACCTAACATGGATTGGTTAACTATGTTTAATTTTAGCAATTTATCTGACGTAGAGAATATCGAGTTTCATCAGTTTGCTGATTTATTTCCAATGATGCAGGCTGATGAGTTTTCGTCGTTGGTTGAAAATATAAAACAGCATGGCTTAAGAGAAAAAGTCTGGCTATTTCAAGGCAAAATTTTAGATGGTAGAAATCGGTATAAAGCATGCTTACAGTCTGGTATCACGCCTGAGTTTAGGCAGTTTACAGGGGATGAGAACCAAGCACTGCAAGCCGTTATTAGTTGGAACCTGGAGCGCAGGCACTTAAGTAGCAGTCAGAAGGCAGCGATCGGGGTTGAGCTAGAAGATCTGTTGGCAGAGCTAGAACGGCAAGCTAAAGAGCGATATGCCGCTAACGTTGGCAGACCCAGCAAAGAAGAGAAATCTAGTCAAAAAATTGACGCAATTTCAGACCCCAACCAAAACCGATCCACTGCCAAGGCTGCCACCGTCCTGGGCACTAACCGCCAATATGTATCGGATGCTAAGAAACTTAGGCAAACATCACCAGACGTGCATCAACAAATTAAAGAAGGCAAAGTCACAATATCGCAAGCTAAGAAACAGCAAAAGCAATTGGAGAGAGAGGAGGCTGTTGCCAAGCAGGTTGCAGTCTCTCCCGTTGGTAAGCCGTCTTTAGAAGTTGCAGACGCTATTGAATGGTTATCCAGACAAGAGCCAGCCGATTTACTGCTAACCAATCCTCCATACTCAACCGATGTAACAAACATTGTAGATTTTGCTGCTTCTTGGTTGCCTTTGGCATTGAGCAAGGTAAAGCCAACGGGTAGAGCATTTATTTGTATTGGAGCATATCCAGAGGAGTTGCATACCTATCTCTCCGTTGCTATGCCTGACCAAGTTTTAGTATGGACGTATCGCAACGCGCTAGGACCAACTCCATCTCATAGATACAAATTAAACTGGCAGGCTATACTCTATTACGTTGGTAAAGATGCGCCACCTTTGGATTCTCCTGTTATGGTCGAGCAATTTTCAGTACAGGATATTTCAGCACCTGATGGCAGGCAGGGTGACAGGTATCATGAATGGCAAAAGCCGTTAGAACTGGCAAATCGGTTTATTAGGCATTGCACAAGACCAGGCGATACAGTTATTGATCCGTTTGCCTGCACAGGGACATTTCTCATCTCAGCTTCAAAGTTGGGGCGTGTCGGTTTGGGATGTGATGTGTCTATTGAAAATCTTAAAATTGCAGAGGCTAGAGGGTGCTATGTCAAGTTTTCGTGAGGATTTGAGTGATAGTTCATTTGATTTTCAACGTGTTGTATCGCCTATTATAAAGCCTTGGGTTGATGGTGGGGAGCTTGTTCTTATTGAGGGTTCAAAAGATGAAACATTAAAAGCGCTTGATACTTATAGCGGTATAGATGTCTTGCATATTTGTAATGGTCAGGTACGAGGAATTGCTAATAGGATTCAATGGGTAGATGTATCGTATCGCACATTTACAATTCGATATAATAGAGACTCTGGCACGAAGACTGAATATGAAAAACGAAGAGAAGCCATTGATAGTCAAAGAGGTTTCATTTATCCTTACCTAACAGTTCAATCCTATATAGCACCTCCAAAAAGGCAGGGCAAATTAATTAATCTGGCAATGTGCAGAACAATTGATTTAATTAATATTTGTACTAGGTTTGAACAAGGCGAAATTCAGAATGAAAAGCATGTAAAGGAGGAGCGTACAGAAAACGCAAGTTTTATTGTTATTTACTGGGATTTTATGAAAGCAGAAGGACTCAAGATAGCTATCTTTAATAACCCAGAGGTTTTTTGATGGACTAAATTGTGCCGCTTTATGTTATATTGACAATGGTTCATCTGAAGCACAGCGGATGACCATTTACCCCTCCTTCACGTTGTAGTTAGTGCACCTCTTGCTACAACGTGATAGAACAATTCTGAACACACACAGGAGATGACATGACAGAGATATTTGATGAACCCACGGCTATTGTACCCGTTGAACCACAACCAGCCGCAGTATTCAACCCAGTAACAGGTACTACAGCGTTTGACCTAGCCCAACGCATGAGCAAGGCATTGTCTAGTTCTGACCTAGTACCAGAGGCTTTTCGTGGTAATGTTGCCAACTGCTTGATAGCGTTGGAGATTTCTACCAGGTTAAACATGGCACCATTGATGGTAATGCAAAACCTGCATATTATCCACGGCAGACCGAGTTGGAGTAGCCAGTTTATAATTGCTGCCATCAACTCCAGTCGCAGGTTCACTACACTCAAATTTGAGTTTAATAAGGAGCGCAACGCCTGCACTGCATACGCTACTGAGCGAGCTACTGGCGAGGTGATACGTGGTGCTACCGTGACATTGGAGATGGCAACCGTCGAGGGATGGTCTACTAAAAAAGGTAGCAAATGGTCAAGCATGCCAGAGCTGATGCTACAATACAGGGCAGCCGCATTTTTCGGGCGCGTGTATTGTCCAGAAATTCTAAACGGTTTGTATTCTGAACAGGAGGCGATGGACATTGCCACGACCAACGCACAAGACTAAACAGCAGGAGCTTCAGCAAATGCTCGATGAACGCATCGAGGATGATGATGTTGTTGTCGAATTTCGTCGGTTTGTTGGATGGTTTGTTGTATTCTGTGAACCACGTCATTTAGGCGACAATGGCGAATTCCTCGGCAAAAATGTTACCGAGGCAAAACGTACCATTCGTACACTGTTCCCGCTATAGTCTGTACGCATTGTCATTATGAGCAGAAAAAATTTTCTGAAAATAGTTGACAATGTGTACATATAGAACTACTATATTTATGTAGACAGATACGCGCAGTGAGCGCAAAGGAGCCGACAATGACGATAGCACAAAAATTCACTCAAGTACTCGCCCAGTGGGTACAGGTAAGCCTCGAGCTCAACGGTACTCCAGATGGATGGGTACCAATCACCTCCCTAGACCTCACATCTGAGGAGCTTGAGCAGGGGCTAGTCTACATCCTAGAGGTCGAGAACGACCAAGTTCAGTTCATTGAAACTGACATCCTCAACATCTACCGCTGGTATAGTTAACCGAAGACCCCACCACCAGGTGGGGTTTTTAGTATTCACCTCCGATGTGCTACTCTGTAAACATTGGAGGGTTTTTCATATGAATTTATCAGAGTACGCAGACCATCGTGGATGTACACGGCAGTCTGTCAAAAAAGCTATCGACGAAAATAGAATTACTGCTACACAGAAAAATGGCAAATGGGAGATTGACCCAACGGTAGCGGATGAGGAGTGGAATCGTTCTACCAATCCACGTTATTTTGAGCAGCAGGGCGCATTACCAACTAATGCGACTGAATACCCTAGCATCAACGATAGTCGGGCGAAACACGAATATTACAAGGCACTGCTCGCAGAATTAGCATATCAGTCCCAGCGTCAACAATTAGTATCGGCTGACGAGGTAGGACGGGAGCAGGCGAGGATTGCACGGACTACTCAGGGAGCTGATACTGAGTATCCCAGATCGCATTGCACATCTAATGGCAGCAGAGTCAGATCCATCTGCTGTCCATGCGTTACTAACGGCTGAACTAACTAACGCATTACGGGAGGTGGCAGGTGAAATCCGTCAGTGACATTTTCGCTGATTACCTAGAACCTGAGCAGGAGATAACGGTTAGCGAATGGGCAGACCAGTATCGATACCTATCTGGTAAATCCAGCGCAGAACCAGGTCGGTGGCGTACTGAACGCACGCCATATCTACGTGAAATTATGGATGAACTATCGCCATGCAGTCCGACGCAGCGTGTTGTATTTATGGCTGGCGCACAGGTTGGTAAAACTGAGGCGGGTAACAATTGGCTTGGTGCGATTATTGACCAATTCCCAGGACCGGTCCTAGCGATACAGCCAACGGTTGATATTGCTATGCGGTTCAGTAAACAACGGATTGCCACACTAATTGAAGAGTCTCCACGGCTGCGAGATAAGGTGCTTCCAGCACGGTCACGGGATAGCGGCAACACGTTGTTCAGCAAAGATTTTCCTGGCGGTGTCCTAATGATTACTGGTAGCAATTCTGCGGCGGGGCTGCGGTCAATGCCTATCAAATATTTATTTGCGGATGAGGTAGACGCATACCCATATGACGTAGAGGGCGAGGGTGATCCATTATCGCTCGCAGAACGACGTACAATTACATTTCCTAGGCGTAAATTGTTTATATGCAGTACTCCGACGCTCCGCAACCAGTCACGAATTGAACGTGAATTTTTGCAGACTGACCAACGTCGTTTCTATGTACCATGCCCACACTGTGGTGGTACGCAGTATTTACAATGGCAGTATTTAGTTTGGGAGAATCGCGACCCATCTACTGCTAGATACAAATGTGAACATTGCAACGCATTGATTGAGGAGCGATACAAAACACAAATGTTGTCAGCAGGCAGGTGGTTACCAACGGCACATGCCATGAGTCTAACAGTTGTTGGATTTCACCTAAATTCGTTGTACTCGCCACTACGGCTGGAAATCATGGGCTGATATAGTATCCGAATTTTTGCGAGCTAAAACGGATGCACCATCACTAAAAACATGGGTAAATACAATCCTTGGTGAGACATTCGAGGAGGACTATGTTGCCAAATTGGGAGCTACTGGACTGGCAGAACGTGCTGAATTTTATGATCCTGATATTGTGCCAGATGGTGCTGTTATTGTTACTGTTGGAGTTGACGTACAGGATAATCGGTTAGCAATTTTGTTCGTTGCATGGGGTGATGGTGAACAGGCATGGGTACTAAACCACATGGAGATATACGGCGACCCTAGTTCACCATTGCTGTGGAAACAGTTAGATGATACCGTGCTAACACCACTGACCTGGCATAATGGACACAAACGCTGTCCAGATGTAATTGCCATCGATAGCGGTGGACATTTCACACACGAAGCGTATCAGTATTCGAGAGAGCGTAAATTGCAGAATGTTATTGCAGTTAAAGGACTGAGCGTACGAAACCGCCCGCCAATAGGCAAGCCGTCCAAATGTGACGTTAATATCCGTGGACAGGTTTTGAAACGTGGTGGAGTTGTATATCCTGTCGGTACTGACACAATCAAATCCACTCTGTACGGTAGGTTGACTCATAACACACCAGGAGCAGGATACATTCATTTCAATACTAAGCTGACTCCCGAATTTTATCAACAGCTAACATCGGAGAAAAAAACAATACGCTATGTCAAGGGGTTTCCTGTTTACGAATGGACTAAATCACCAAGCATCCGAAACGAGGCATTGGACTGTTTGGTCTATGCCTATGCTGCATTCAACCTGTTATATCAGCGATATAATAAATCAACCATATTTACACAATTTGCAAAAACATGTGGTACGATAACTGACAGTGCCAAGATCGTATCTATTGATACAGTGGCAACGCCAGCGAGACGTACTCGCAGACCTCAACAACCCAACAATTCATTTGTCAATAGCTGGTAATGAACATTCCTACAGTTATTGTGGCTGGTGACAGCCTAACATGGCGTGATGATTCTGCTACCGATAACCTAGGTAATCAAATCACGTCTGGCACCCATACGCTGACCTATGCGATTAGAGGGGCGCAGAATCTCACGCTCACTGGTACCCCATACCTAACTGGTTGGAAGGTAACAGCAACAGCACAACAAACAGCAACATTGCTCGGTACCACCTACTACTGGCAGGCATACGCAACACAGGGAGCCAATAGGGTAACACTAGGTCAGGGTAGGTTAGAGGTACGCAAAAATTTTCAGTACACAGAATGCAGGAGTTGAACTACGTTCACAAGCGCAGATTGACCTAGATAATGTCGAAGCAGCAATCCGTTCAATGATTGCAAACAAGGCGGTTCAGGAGTACAGCGTGGCTGGACGTAGTATTAAAAAATGGCATTAAATGATTTGATTATGCTGCGTGATCAACTACGGTATCAGGTAACACAGGAGCGCAGGCAGGAGATGATTGCAAACGGGCAGGGTGACCCACATAGTTTGTTTGTGAGGTTCTGACATGGCATGGTACTCCCGATTAGCAAATTTGTTTAGCAGTCCCAAACGACGGCATCGTTCATATCAGGGAGCAGGTGTAAACCGTCTGACCCAGAATTGGTTGACGAGTTCAACTAATGCAGACTCAGAAATTCGTGGTTCAATGCGTACGCTACGCAATCGGGCTAGGCAGTTATGCAGGGATAGCGATTATGCACGCCAGGCACTACGCATAATTGTAAACAATACGGTGGGCAGTGGTATTCAGTTTCAGTCTCAGGTTAGGATGGCTCGCGGGGCGGGGCGACTCGACCAACGCATAAATGACATCATTGAGTCAGCATGGTATGAATGGTGTAAAAAAAATTCGTGTGATGTTGGTGGACGTTTGAATTTTCATGACATCGAACGACTTGTTATGCGTTCGTGTGCTGAGAGTGGGGAGGTAATTATCCGTATGGTAAACCAACCATTTGGGTATAGCAGAATCCCACTGGCGCTGGAGGTGATCGAGTCTGACCTACTGGTAGATGATTACAATGGCATAGCAGACAATGGTAATGAAATTAGGATGGGCGTTGAGGTCGATAAATGGAGTCGTCCAGTCGCCTATTATTTTTATGCAGATATGCGTCATCCTGGAGATTATTTATTCAGCTCTCAGGACTGTAGTAACATCCAAATATACTCGGATACCTGCCGATGAAATCATACATCTGTATTTGGTAGATAGACCAGGACAAACCCGTGGCGTTACCTGGTTCAGTTCATCAGTAGAACGTCTCCATCATCTGAGTGGATATGAGCAGGCAGAATTAATTAGTAAGAGAGTTTCTGCGTCACTGATGGGATTTATCACTAGCCCAAAGGGTGAGTTGATTGGTGATGGCACATATGATGATGAACGGGTGACTACGTTTGAACCTGGAGTATTCAAATATTTGCCAACCAGGTGAGTCGGTCAGTGTCCCAACAATTAATAGCGAGTCCGCTGGATATGCCGATTATATCCGTGCGAGTCTGAGAGCATTTTCGGCTGGCTTAGGATGTAGTGCTGAGTCGGTGATGAATGATTATTCGCAGAGCAATTACTCCAGCAGCAGGTTAGCATTGCAGAATGAACGTGACGTATGGCGACAATTGCAGAGTTGGCTAATTGATAATTTCAACAAAATTGTATACTACCGTTGGCTGAGACCTAGCAGTATTATCTGGCGTTGTTAACCTACCACGTTATGAACTAGATCCGTCATTCTACCATGCCTGTCGGTTCATCCCACGGTCATGGGGATACATCGACCCAACCAAGGAGGTTGACGCATACAAAGAAGCGTTGCGAGCTGGGTTTATTACAAAATCGCAAATCATTGCTGAAAATGGTAGCGACCTCCAGGAGGTGTTTGGTCAGTTAGCGGCTGAACGTGATCTAGCTAAGGAGTTGTATTTACGGTTTGATACTGACGTTCCGTTACCGAGCGTACAGGAGTTGTTTGCTACGCCTGAAATGTTGGCTCAAAAAAACAATCCTGAAATTGCTGATACAGTCGCTCAGCAGGTTGCAGAAAAAATAAAAGCTGGCGACACAGAGGATGATGTTGAGGATGACACGAGAGGATGATGTTGAGGATGACACAGAGAATGAGGATGATGATATTGAGACGGCATACATTCATATCCTACATAAACGAATACCTGACAAATACAGCCATATCAATTTCCGTCCACCTGCTGGTGCTAGAGCGGAGGCGAAACGTGGTCTAGAATGGCGACGTGAATTTGGACGTGGTGGGACAGCCGTTGGTGTTGCACGTGCTAGGGATATACAAAATGGGGTGGAGTTAAGCCCTGACACATTACGGCGTATGCGTTCATTTTTCGCACGGCATGAGGTAGACAAACAGGGTACTGGATTTAGTCCAGGTGAGGATGGGTTCCCTAGCAATGGTCGAATTGCATGGGCATTATGGGGAGGCGATCCAGGTCAAACCTGGGCAAACAAGGTGGTCAACCAGATGGATAGTGCAGACGAGGAGGACTAATGGATATGCTACGAATGTTGGGACGGATGGAGGATGGTAGTCAGGACAACGAGGATGACAACGTTGTCCGATTTTCGTTCTCTTCCGAAATGCCAGTTGACCGTGCTATGGGTGATGAGGTGCTAGACCATAGTGATGATGCTGTCAGACTGGATAGGCTAAATGACGGCGCACCGCTTCTGTTTAACCATGACATGAACCAACTGGTTGGTGTTGTGGAGAGAGCATACGTCAAGGATAGGCGCGGCTATGCAGAGGCACGTTATAGTTCGTCTGCATTTGCTCAACAGATTAAAGAGGATGTCCGCAATGGTATTATACGCAACGTATCGGTTGGGTATCGTATCATACGAATGGGTGACCATAGCAAAAAACGCAGCGATGAATATCGTGTTGCTGAGTGGGAGCCACTCGAACTGAGTTTAGTAACAATCCCCGCTGACCCGACGGTTGGCGTTGGCAGAAGTCTGGTGGACAATGAGCCGCCATCTATCACTACCCATATGGAGGAACCAATGGATTATCAACCATCGTTACAATTGCATGAATCTGCAATTGCTGACGAACGCACTAGGATCAGGACGATTACCGCCCTCGGTACCAAATTTTCACGTCCTGAATTAGCAGACCAATTAATTGATTCTGGTAAAACTGTCAGAGGAGGCGCGCGCTGCATTCCTCGATGTTTTGCAGGCATCTGGACAGGTTGAACGTCCTGTACAAAATGACTCTAGTTCGATTGACCTAAACAAACGGGAGCAACGTGATTACTCTGTTGTCCGTGCCATCCGTGCCTGTGTTAACAACAGTTGGAATGAGGCTGGTTTAGAACGTGAGGTTTCAGATACACTAGCCAAACAAATTGGACGGGAGACTCAGGGATTTTTTATTCCGCATAACATCCCGATTGCTACCCGTACCACACAGACCGTTGGATCATATTCAACTGGTGGTGCATTGGTTGCAGAAAACCTATTGCCAGCATCGTTCATCGACCTGTTACGCAATACCGCAATTATCACACAGCTAGGTCCTACTGTACTGACTGGACTAACTGGTAACGTATCCATCCCACGTCAGAAATCTGCTAGTACCATGTACTGGGTAGCTGAGGATGCAGCCGTTACTCAGTCTGGTACGACCTACGACAACATGACATTAATGCCAAAACAGGCTGGTGTACTGAGTCGCATTACCAGATTGGCGATGCCGAACAAACATCTCCTGACATTGAGCAATTGGTGCGTAACGATATTGCCCAGCAATTAGCACTAGGGATTGACTTAGCTGTCATCAATGGCTCTGGTAGCAATGGGCAACCGCTCGGCATTTTGCAGACCACACTAGCATCCAGCGCACAAACGATTACGCTATCGGGTAATACGTTTGCCAACCTCGACAAATTGATTGATATGGAGACTCAGGTTGACATCCTGAACGCATTGAATGGCAGCCTGTACTACCTGACTAATGCTAGGGTAATTGGATTCCTGAAAACGTTGAAAGCGTCCAGCACAGGAGCGGCAGAGCCGTCTACCACTGTGGACGAATAACCTATTAGACCCAGCTGGACGTGGCATACTGCCAGCAATTAATGGATATCCCATTGTCCGTTCTAATCAGGTGCCGAATGCGTTTGGTGGCGTTGCAAACCGTAACTGTATTATTTTCGGTAATTTTGCTGATGTCGTCATGGCAATGTGGGGCGGTACTGAAATCCTGCCCAATCCCTATGGCACTGGCTATGCAGCGGGTAGCATTGACCTACGCATTATGCAAACGTTTGATTGTGGCATCCGTCGCCCCGAATCGTTCAGCCGTATCATTGACCTAGCCGTTTCAGGAGGAACCCATGGCAATTACAAATCTAGGAACTGAGTTAGCCGTTTTGGCACTGCTACAGCTGCTCCGTTAGCACCTGCTAACCAGCCAAATACAACTACTGTAAACGGCGAAAAAATTGACCTGCTCGATTACAGAGGGCGACATTGTTTTCAGATTGTTAGTACTGGTACTGGCGATGCTGCAAAAACATGTACATTTTCGTTACTCGAATCTGACACTACTACCGATGGTGATTTTGCTGCAATTTCTACAGCAGGCGGCGGTGCGTTAACCGTCACCCATAATGAGACTGCAATCAATGTCATTTTCCAACGTAACTGCGACAACCTGAAACGGTATGTCAGGTTGCGTCTGGTTACGGTTGGCTCCAGCCTTACTGGTCATTATGCGGCTACTGGATTCGGTAGCAAAAAGTACGGAGCATAGGATGCCTGCATTTGTTGATGATGTTGATGTGTATCTAAATGATTTCGGGGATGTCGTTGTCTCTGGACAGATAACAGGGCTCGGCATCCTCGACCAACCTGGCATCATCGAGGAGAACGGGATAGCAGTGGTTTCTACTGACTATCGCCTAACCTGTAAGGCTAGTCTGTTTGGTTCTCTCGTTTATAACGATACGCTAACCGTTGCTGGTGTGGCATATCGAGTCAGGGACACACGACTGATTGATGATGGATTGTTCTGTGAAATAGCATTAACCAAAACATGAGTACCAAACGAGAGCAAATACTAGCACGCATAATGACTAACCTGATTGGTACGGTTGGCGTTAGCACTCGTATCTATCGCTCTCGTGTTGAGGCTCTGGCACGGTCTGAATCACCTGCAATTATTGTAGAGTGGACGAAGGACGAGTGCGACCAGGAAGGGTTTTCTGCCATATCTGAATTGGTCATTGCTCACTCGTATTGCAGTTGTAACACGCGGGGCAGTGCCAGACCAATTGGCAGATCCAACTGTTGAATCGGTACATGCAAAATTATTAGCGGATATAACATTAAACGGACTGGCGTTTGACATTATCCCAGAGTCTGTTGAGTTTGACGTACTCGACACAGACCAACCCACGGGACTAACTATGTTGTTCTACCGTGTTAGATACCGCACGTCGTTAGGAGATTTAGGCGTATGAATGGGACTGGTGGATCATATCTGATTACCGATACTGCAATTGTTGTAAACAAATCGGAGGAGAACGATGGCATTACTAACACGGAAACGACTGATATTGGTGGAGGTGGAACCACCGGAGACAGGGACAGCACAGTCGGGGACAGCATCAACAATAGTATTGGACAGCGGCGAAAGCGCAATTGACAATTACTATGCTGGACTCCCAATTACAATTACTGGTGGTACTGGTTCAGGGCAAACTGCAATCATTGCTGCGTATGTTGGATCAACCAAAACAGCGACAATTCAGGGTACATTTGGAACGCCTCCTGATAATACATCAACCTATAGCATACCTGGTGGACGGTATGGCACTGACCCAACACCAACTGCAACTGAGGCATTACTAGTCAGCGACCTATCAGTAACACCACTGAATGCGACCACCGTTGAACGTACTGTGATTCGTCCATACCTCGGTAACTACGAGTCACTGGTAGCAAACCAAAATGTACAAATTACGCTAACAGTTGAGGCAGCGAGTAGGGGTTCGACCAATATTGCGACTCCACCACCAGGACTAGATGCGTTGCTCCGTGCCTGTGGGTTTAACGTAACTACGCTAGCAGCGGCGCATACTGGCACAGCGGCGGCAGGTAGTAGCACTACCATTACACTAGCTAATACTGCTAGTGCTGTTGATAATGCGTATCGTGGGATGCGGATCAGGTTCACCAATAACAACCCTGCTGGTGTTGGTACGCAGACTGCAATTATCAAATCCTATGTTGGGTCAACCAATGTAGCGACCATCCATGGCACATTTCCTGTTGCACCAACTTCTAGTTCAACCTACTCGATAGACGAACATCACGTTTACTCACCAGTCGGGCAGGGGTTTGAGTCAGCTACCATCTACGCTAATGTGGATGGGATACAGCACATCATCAAAGGATGTCGTGGTACAGTAACCGCTAATTTTGTGGTTGGTGAAATCCCAACATTTCAGTTCACTATGACTGGATTGTATACCGCTCCTACGGATACTGCACCGCTATCACCAACATATAACCAGATTACTCCACAGGTAGTGAACCATGCCAACTCTGGGGAGTTTCGGTTTTTTGATTATGTCGCACCATTGCGTAGCCTAACGTTAGACATGGCAGTTGACATCCAATACCGTGAACTAATTGGACTGCCACAGGGTCCGTTTGTCCAGTATGCAGATCGTCGTCCAACTGTAGCAGTACAGTTCGAGGCTCCTACTATTGCGCAGAAAGATTATTTCACAGCGTGTCTTGGCACTACTCTGGGCAACCTAACGTTTAGGCATGGGTCGGCAGCTGGTCAACGGATTATCATACAATCGTCGTTGATTGATATTACCGATGGTCCTACCTACGAGGATGACAACGGGACAACGATGTTAGCGATAAATGGAGTATTAACTCCATCTGCTGCTGGCAATGACGAAATCACAATTGCGTTTGCATAACTATGTTCAAAATTAAACTGAGTAATACATTTACATGGACAGTACGGTTTGTTACTCCTGAGTCAGGAGGCAAACACGTTACATCAACTTGTGACCTAGAGTTCAAACGATTGTCACAGTCTGAGTTAACTAAATTAGCAGAGGACATTCAATCGGACGAACGCACGGCAAATCAAATTGTCCGTGAGATTGTAGTTGGCTGGAAGGACGGCACTATCATGGATGGCGAAGACATAGTGCCATTCAGTGACTCAGCACTAGACCAGTTGTTAGAGGTGCCCATGGCTGCTGGCGCTATCCTGAATGCGTTTCTCGAAGCGTACAATGGACAGGCGGCTAAACGAAAAAACTAGAAGGCGCAGCTCGTCGATGGGTTGCGCCACGGACGGTTGATGATTCAGCACAGGACGTGGCAGTACTGGCACCTGGGTTAGAGCTGCCACAACCTGAGCAGGATGACTATGAGTTATGGATGGAGAATGTAGACACTTGGTTGTTTTTCTGTCAGGTGCAGACACAGTGGCGTACATCCATGGCTGGGTTAATTGGATTGGACTATGGTGCTATCATAGCAGTAGCGACATTGCATGAGGTTGAGGATAAACGACAACTACTAACTGAGTTACAATGGATTGAGTCAGCAATTTTGTCAGAGTTAGCGGAGCAGGCGGAACGTGGCAAACACCACTCTAAATCTACGGGTAAACGCACAGTTTGATGAGCTGGCACAACTCAATGCCGAGGCGCAACGGAGTCGTGACAAAATTGCAGCGATGGAGCAGGCATCAAAAATCCTAGGTAAAACGGTTGATACAACTGATGCTGCCGTCGAGGCTCATGTAAAAAGTCTTAAGACGCTGCAAAAGAAT